TAAAAATGCGTCATTGTAATTTGCGATGGTGTCTGGCGGGGGTATTGCAAAGCTTCGCCAGGTTACCATAGTCGAATGAGGAACAACATTTTCAGCCGACTATACTGAAAACTCGGGTAGGACGCCATCAAAAACACGTCTACTACAAACGTTCTCGTTGTCGACAGAGACTATGTGAGAAAGAATTTCATTCTCCATTATCCCAAAGTCAGCTCCGAGGCCATAAATGTAGTCTTCGGCATGTTTGATATCAGCGCCGGAGATCCCGTAGCGCTCCATCATCCATTTCGCAGCGGGCACCTCGGCAGGCCCCACCGTGTCGCTGAATCGCTTGTGCCTATAGAACTGATCTCTTGTGAGGACACCAGTCTTACAAACACCAACATTCATATGTCGATTGAGGAAGGCGCGCAGAATGGGCACATTCTCGAGCAAAGGCCAAAGGCCAAGAGCTACGGTGAAGCGCCAATTCGCGATGTCCTTCCTCCTAACGCTTTTCGTTGTCCAGAACAGTCTCTGCAAGAGACGCCCCGGAACAGGTAGAAATATAATCGAATCGGTTGACTGGCAGAAGACACCACTAACAAAAGAGGTTTTCCGCCAGTCCGAGAATTTCGCAGCTTCCGGAATAATCCCGTAAGAGGATTCTATTTTCACCATTTCATCAAAATCATAGTCCCCCTCAATAGCAACGAGTAAATCGTCGCCCATCGCAATTATACGAGCCTTCTGAACGCCCATCTTTAGTAGGGCCTCCAGAGATATCATAGCATTGCTGTAACTATTACCAAGGGAGGTATCGTTGTGACCACTTTTAGTAGTGGACGATATGAGGAATTTAAGTTTCCTCCTCTGCTTCCTATTATGCGCCGTGGAAATGATTTTAATGCCTTGATTTGAAAATAGTTCTAGACGCTTGTCGACGAGGCCGTAGAAGCGGTTACGCTCCAACAACACTCTTCTCGTCATAGTCGCATCCCAACTCTTACCATCTCGTTCGTAGAAATGGGGATTGGAAAAT